TGGATTCATTTTGAAAAGACCCGGCAGCCACTGCTGCCGGGATTCACTCACTCGCCGCCTGTAATCAGGCAGCACCCTTTGACTTGATGCCTGCCAGGTATTCGGACTGTGAACAGCCGAAGTCATGGTAGCCACGGAACTGAATGCCCAGCGTGTTGAAATCGGCGTCAGCAGATTCGACGGTCGGGCTTCGCTGCCCATTCAGGAACGATGTCACCACCGGCTTCAGCGTGTCGCCGAACAGGTACCAGGCTGTGGAACTGTAACCGCCACCATACACCGAATCAGACAGTTCAGATGCAACCACCACGCGATACTTGCCCGCGTGAATGTTTGCGTCTGCAGCCTTCACGGCAGCCAGATTGCGGGCCACATACAGGACGTCTGCAACGGCTTCCAGCTCCGGAGGAACCAGCAGTTTTGTTGCGCGTCCGCCCAGCGTCATGCGGCTGGATTCTTCGGCACCAGTCACCAGCGGGGACTTCCTCTGACGGAATGCCTTCACGCCAGCACTCAGGCCAACGCCATCGGTTCCGAGGTTCGTTGTGCTGCCTTCGATGTAGTTCGTCCGGGCACTCGTCCAAAACGTCGTGTGGTTGCTGAGGAACGTGGTCCACACAAGACGATTCAGACGACGGGCTGCGCCACGTCCAAGACGTACACGCAAATCGTCGAACGCCCCGAGGTCATCGTTGATAATGTCGCGGCGCGTCAGGCTGAACATCTTCGCGTAGGTGTCAGCAGATCGCGTGTACTGCTCTTCGCTGATCTTGCCGTGCTTCATCACGCCGCCCGGCCCCAGTTCCTCGTATTCCATTTCGTCGTTGAGACGATAGGAGGTGTGGGTCTTGAAGTCAGAAACGCTCTTCACGTCGCTGATTTCTTCCCAGTTGTTGTCCTCTTCCTCGAACCCGGCAAGCAATTCCTTGTTTGCCAGATTGCTGAAGATGCCGGGCAGGCTGACCGTGCTGAATGCGGCCTGCAGATTCTGACCGCTCGCGTACTGCAGGGCCTCGCGCAGGTTGCCGTCATGCAATCGGCTGCCCACATGGATCGGCATTCCGTTTGCTGCAGCAGCCTGAATGATCACCTGCTGCAGACCAACACGCCCACGGTACTGGCTGTGTGCGGCCTGCAGTTCGGCGTCGGTGAAATGCTTTTCCGCCTTGTGCCCGCGTGCGACTGACAGCGCGGCCTGCAGAATGCGGGTCTGATCCCCGTTGCCCTGTGCAGCTGTGAATGAAGTTGGTCGCGTGCGGTTCTGTGCAGTCTGCCGCTTCAAGGCTTCCAGCTCGGTCTTCTCAACACTCCAGCCCTGCTCAATTGCAGTGGCTGCGATGTCGTGGAACCCACCAGCAGCGGCATTGATTGCGGACGCTCGGCGATGCTCAGCAGCCAGACCCTGGCGGAATCCGGCCATCAGATCCACCTGTGCTGCAGCGGCTGCAGTGGTCGGTGCTACGGCCGCCATCGGCTCCGGCTTTTTCTCCGGCATGTTGTCGGCAGCAGCAGCCACCTTCATCTTTGCGGCATAGGCGTCCTGCAACGCGGCCTGCTGTTCCGGATTCATGGTGCTGGAATCCAGCCCCAAACTCTTCACCCAATCTTCAAACGACATAACCAGCCCTTTCGATGCTGCGGCTGCGGATGCAGCCAAATTGACTGACGTGCTCGAATCCGCACCAAGCGGCAGTATCGAGGTCTCTTTCAACACACTCTTCACAGCCAATACAAACGGCCCGGAAATCTCCTGGCCATTCACACTGACAACCTGACCCTCGGGGACTTCCACAGACTCCAGCACACGCGCCCCGATTGACGCCTGCCAAGTTTGCCCGGCTGCATCCTGCGCCAGCACAGTCTGCACCAATGGCGACACACCCGTGACCAGTCCGGCCAGTGTCAGTGTCTCGCCTGTGTTCGCGATTGTTTCCGTGATGCCCAGTGTGGCCTCAACCTCTTTGCGATGATCAATCAGAATCGGGATCTGGTTCGGTGTCTGCAACCCCTGCAAGTCCACGACAACCGGATACTCAAACCCATCGACCGGCAACAGTCCGCCGTTGTACGCCTCAATCTTAAACCGTCGCGGTTTTGCGCCGTCAGCGGCCTGCAACTGTAAACGCTGCGTGATGCTGATGTTCTTCATTTTGCGGCCCCACTATATGCCAGATCCCTAACGGCTTCTGCAGGCATGTCAGATTCTACGCCATCCGGATCTGTCACTGTGTATGACGTGACAAACTTCCCCTGCTTCAGCGTCGTTTTGGCTTTGCCCAGCTTGTAGCCCATCTGTTCGAGAGCTTGTCCTGTCTGCTGTATCGTCGCCTTAGTCTTATTTTTCGGCAACGCGACATTGTGGGTGGGTGCCGTTGCTGTGCCTCCACCTTTGCTGCCACCTGAATTGCTGCCGCCCGACGTTCCGCCACCCTTGCCGCATTCATTGCCCGGCTCAAATCCACCCGCACCCGTTCCGCAGTTTGCTGTCACTGACACACCGCCTTCTGCGTCAACCTCGCGAGCGTTCTTCAATTGCTCGAACTTTGACCGTGCCCAACTCATGCCAGCATCGCCGCCCCACAGTGCCCACGCAATTCGGCCATTACTCGGGAATCCATCTTCTCCGGGGCTGAACCCCTCCGCCTTTTTGTTGCCTTCGTGACGACTGAAAAACGAAACCATCCGGCTGACGGTCTCAGGTGACAGGCTTTTGCCGTTTGCAATGTCTCGTGCTCGTGCAATGCCTACGGGCGTGCCTCCGCGTCCGTGTTCCTTCCGCCAATCCAACCCGCGCTGTGCTTCCTCTTTCATGCCCTCTGACGGCGTCAAATCCACGTCAGACAGTGCAGCCATGATGTCACCGTCTGCAGCGTCCACCTGCTGCAATTCGTCATCCGTCACACCGCTGCCCAGTGCGTCGTCAATCAGTGCCCGAGACCTCTCCGGACTCAGCCCGATGGACTGCAAAGTCTGGTCCGCCATCACCTCGGAAATCTCGCCCGATGTCAGGCTGTCGAGAGTCTTGCGGATGCGTTTCTGGTTGTTTGTAAAGGCTCGCTGTCCGATCGTCGTGTATTCACCGGCAGCCGCAGCGGGGGCTTGCTGCGTGGCTGCCGGTGCCTGCTGTGCCACGTTCTGAAACGGGGCCAGCATCTGATCCACATTCGACTCTGCAACCAGCGGGAAGGCCGATCGTATCAGTGCTTTCGCTGATGCGGCTGGAATCACTCCGGCTGCCACCTGCCCGATGATTGCCACGATACTGCTGACCTGCGCCCCGTTCATCGCTGTGTCAGCAACTGCCGTGCTGGCTGTGGTCACAGTCGTGTCGGTCGGCATACCGGGTGCCTGCGGCGTGCCAGTCACGGGGAACGTTTGGGCAAACACAGCCTTTCGGTATGCGTCAACACTCACGCCGAAGTCAGCAGCACCACGCACAGACTCCAGATCCCAATCTTTGCCCCTGCGTGCGTGCTCTTCGGTCGGCGTTGCCAGACCGGTCCGCAATCGAATCTCAGCGGCCTGTGCACTCTCGACCTGATCCAGTTCCGGCAGCGGTGGCCAGTGCCATCGGTGTTCGATGTCCGCGATTGCAGGCAGCCCATTTAACAGCCCAGGAACAAAAACAGCAGACTCCAGAAACCACTGCCACAACCGTTCCACGATGTCCATCTGAATGCGGTTTTGCTCGACCTGCACTTCCGGTTCCCAGACGTTTTTCATGTCGCCTTTGAAGGACGAGAAATTCGCGTCTTTGCCCGTGCCTGCTGCCAGTGTGTACGGCATATTCGTACAACGGCAAAAGCTCATCAGGGCCTGCCGCTGAAACATTTCATACAACGGTCCTGGCTGCTTTGGCTCGACCTGTCCGATTTCCCAGCCTGCAGGCAACGTCGTCAACATGTTCCTCGTCAGCTCGATTTCTGCGAAGTCTGCCGGGCTGTCCGCAGGATCAATCGCGGGCGAATTGCTCTTGAGATACATGGCGAAATTCGCGGCTGTCTCAGCAGAGTACAGCGTTGCCAGTTCCTGCCGTCGCATGATTGGCAGCGTCTGCAGTGCGGGTGTCGCTCGCGGGATGCCTCTGGTTTGCCCCGGTCGCTCAGCCCGATACAGGTGGCAGACCTCACGCGCGGCGTACCACTGCCCCTGCAATGTGCTCACAGGCGTGTTCAGTCCGGGGTGATGATCATAAACGTAGAATTCCAGCTCATTCGTAGCACGATCAAACCTGATGCCGTCGTCAACAAACGGATCGACCAGTTGCGACTGCTGCCACGGTGTGGCTATCTGGTCAGACTCCAGAACCAACAGATCCAGCCCCAGCGGAAACCGGATCGAATTGCCCCGCATGATGAAGACTTCGCCATCCCGCCAGTACGCCTCAACGCACGTGCGAAGGATATCGGCCAGCTTCACCCGGTGCGACCACTGACGCCAGGCGGACTCTAAGCGGCGGTTTGCGTCGGTGTCTGCCGTCAGCACCTGTAATCGCGGGCCTGCTGCGCCGACGATATGGTTGGAGGCTGTTCGCAGGATACCGGCATACCATGAATTGTTGTCCGCCTCGTATCGGGACCGAATGCGTACAACACGCCGTACAGCCGGGCTGATTGCAGCTCGTGCCGCCAATCCATCCGCGTTCGTCCAGTGCCTGCGGTTGTCCGGCGTCGTTTGCGCCAGATCGAACTTTGCACGCACCATCTGCTGTGGTGCCTTTGCAGGCTGCTTGTGTCGTCCACGTCGGGCCATCTCAGTGACCTCCGGGCGGGACGATTTTCAGGATGGCACCACGCAACCACGCTTTCGGGGACGCAGCAGCAGACTTTGCAGCCTGATGCTTTTCGTACTCCATCAGTTCCGTGAGGCTGCGATTGCTCACGCTCACACCATCATTGCTGATGGCTGCGGGCTTGCTCACGTCGGCTGCAAGTTGTTCGGCTGGTGTGGTCATGCCCGTATAATGGCACACCACACCACGCACAGAAACAACATGCTGGCATTAGTGCCAACTACTGCATCGGCTCGTTAAATTTTCCGTGACGTTCACGCACCGCAACGATACGCTCTGACGTGGTATTGATACGCCCGCAGGCTGGACAGTGCCGCTCCCTCAGAATGAAACCCGGTGTTGTCCGAGTGTGCTGCACTCGCGTCAGCACCTCTCCACAGTGCTGACACGGCAATCCCCCCGGCAGTTGAAAGACACGATCAGCCACGGACGCCCCCAGGTAATGCAAATGTCCGCCGCTGCTTGCTCCCTGTCCGCTCATTCGCCACCCCCACGCCGCAGATACTTGCGGCCACATTGCACCCCACAAAACAGTCCCACCAGTCGTTATCCCGCCCGACCAGCAGTTCCCACGCCACTCCGGTTGCACCATCATAACTGACCGCCTTCGGGGTTTCACTGGTGAAGTGCTCTGCAAGCAGCCTGTTTGCCCTCTCATCACTGCCCGGCAGCAGGACGGCAGACGGTGCCCCAACTGTGGTGATCAGTCTGCGGGCTGCGTGGCTCTTCCAGATGTTCACGTCGTACTGCACATGGTGAATGCCTTCGCTGCGTTTCTCCAGCCAGTACGCCCCGGTCTGGCGGTCTCTGTGTTGATCCCCCCACAGATGCACCGGCTTGCGTCCCGGCCGCGGTGCAAACCCCTTCGACGGCCTGATGCGGCTGCGGTTTGCCGATGCAGAAACCTGC